CTACCTCCTGCGTCCGGTCTATATCGTAGAGACCAAGACTGAATCATTCTTTCTTTAATTTTTTCTGAAAGTGTATTAGGAGACTTTAGTACAAGCCCAGGAACTGCTCCATTCTTAAAGAAGTTATCTTGAAAATCTCTCATGCTTCTCATGAGATTCATTGTTCGAAGTGCCGGCTTTAGTCTGGACACTCCTCTATAAATGGAGTAAAATGAATTGTCTTTTATGTGAATAATCTCATTAGGAGAAAAACGCTCTTCTGAAGCTTCGAATTTATAGTGATCCACATAAGTTGTTTTGCTTGCATGAATTGACATTTTACTTGCAGGCATATGGTACACATGGGCACCATCAAAATATATAAAAATGTTTCCATCTAGGATGTAGTCTGTGAATAAGTTTCGTCTAAAAGAAGAAATATCCTGAAAAGGATTTGGCTCTCTATTAAGTAAAATTGAAACTTTGCTAGCTTTAGTGCCTTTTACGATTCCAGGATAGCTACCTAGAGGTTGAACGATTGTGTCTATTTCTGCACAATCATCCACAATTAAATTTACGCCTCTGTTTACAATTTCGAGCTCTTCGTAGGCTCTCTCATAATTAAAAGTAAACTCGCGTGAGCGTTCAGAAGTTTTGTCGTAGTATGGCTGAATTGGATTTAGTTTTTCTTCTAAATCTTCATCCTTCTTTCCGCTAAAAATGTTATTATACCATGCCATGCTTTTCTCTTTGAATGTCTACCCAGCGCATTTGTTTTGTCGCTGTTCCTAGTCCGGGATTTCTTCCGTAAACTTTATGTAATTCCATGTGGTGTGCATGACAGATAGTAACGGTATGGTCATAGAGTTCTGCCCAGTTATCTTCTATAAATTCATCTCTCCAAATGACAATATACTCATTAGTATAATGTTCTGGACGTTCTTTTGTTTTTACTTTTAGCCACTGTCTAAGTAGGGGAGCTAAAGAATAAAAATGATGAAAATCTAACTGAGAGTCCGTTCCGCAGATGTAACATTCACTTTCTTTTTCGTATTTTGATTTTGCTCGATCCCTTATGTATTTCACTGGATCTCTTTTGAGCTTTTTCATACTTTGCATTATAGCCTCTGTAAGATAAATTGTCAAACATTATTTTTCTGAGGTATTACTAAAAGCCGGTCTGCGATGTCTCAAATGAATACAGTGCGTATCGCAAAGCGTCAGCCATGTGAGATGCCATATTATGCCTGGGTTTCTCCCTAGCTAAATTTGGATTTGAGTCCCATTGATACTGATCAAGGCAAGAAAGTACTTGATCGGATCGTTGATCGACTAGTAGCTTATCGTTATCAACTATAGCGGCTACGTGTGCGATTCCGTCTAAAACTGACTTCTTTGCATTTATAGTAGAAATATCGTAATTCTGTGCAAAGTCAAATCGAGTTTGTTGTGCGGCGGAATCTATATAAATATAATCAATTTCCCACTTATCTATCATTTCTTGTATTTTAGCGGCATGTTGTTCCGTTGTTTTTTCAGCATCCATGTACTCATCAAGTACATAGTACACTTGCTCATCCCAGTCATACGCAATTACACAAAAAGCAGTAGGGTCTCGATAACCTACATCAAGCCCTGCAAATACATCCATACCGCTGATATCCAACGCTTCGTTATTAGCTATACATATTTCGTGGTTGAAGTTCCAAATCTGACCTTCGTAAGTATTAAAGTCTGCTTCATACTCTTGTCTGAATTCAGCATCTGACATACTTTTTCTTGCTTCGGCAATATCAGTCTCGGACATTCGTGGGTTGTCTATATAAGTTGCACGAATTGAGCACCACTCGGAAAATTCATCGTTAAATCCTCTATCAAAAAACTCTGCAAACCAGTTGTTCCTGCCGCGAGGCGTCGAGATAAAGATAGCTTTTGAGTTATCCTTATCAAGAGTAGGTCGAAGTGCTACGTTAAATGCGTCACGCCCGTCTGCCAACGCCGCTTCGTCAAAGATAATTAAATCGTAGCTTCTACCTACACAGGAATCAACTTGGTTTACTGAGCCCATTCTTACTGTCGATCCATTACTCAGTTCGATAACTTTATCCTTTGCGTTATCTTTTACAACTTCCAAGTCAAAATGTTTTATTAAGTTCCTTTGAAGATCAAAAGAAATCTGAGACAACGCATAGTTAGGAGACATTATAAGAATGTTTGAATTCGGAACTAGGGAGACTAGTTGGCCGATAATGTTTGCAATATAGGTTTTACCCTGTCGACGTGATACTGCCGCGCAAACGAAGCGATACTTATTATTATTTATCGCATTGATGATTGCTACCTGGGACGGTAGTGGAGTTATGCCGAGCAGCTCTAAATAGGGCTCTACTGGCAGCTTGAGGAAGCGTGTCTCAGATTGTAAATCGAGCAGAGATTCCCATACTATATCGGCTCTGCTTATTTGTACTGTCATAATTTACTGCTCTACTTTTGTTGCATCTCGATAGTAGATAATTATTTCTTTTTGTTGGCGTATATACCTACGAAGTTCTTGTAAGTTAAACGCCATATTTTCATAGTCTTGGGGCGTCATTCCAAATATAACAAATGTTCCGCCCTGCATTTTTGAGATTTTTGCAATCTGTTCTTCAAGATTTTTTTCTGTCACTACAAAAAATTCTACATCTTGCAAATCTATTTTTTTAGGGAGTTGAGGCTGATAGATCTCCAGTGTTTTATATTCAGTTACAGTTTTTATAACTGGCTCCGGGGTTGGCAAAGGGTCACTTTTCATAAAAGAACAACCAGATAAAAATACTATAATTAAAAAACTAGTTGCTGTCCGCATTTTCCACCTCTTCACTGTCTTTTTCTATCTGTTCAAACACTTTTTTCGTGCCGTTGTTGATTCGAGGCTCGATAAGCCCGGGCTTTACTCGTGCTAACTTAGTAAGGTCATGCCTCTTGAAAATAGATAAGTAGTCATCCATTTCTGCTTGCATTGTAGTATTTGCTTCAGTAAGTTTTCCAACGGCTTCTAGTTGTACTTTTAAATTATTTTCTGCTTGTTCTCTTGAAGCGGTTTCTGTTTCCAGGGCTGTTTCTAGCTTTGATGTATTTTCTTTTAAGATTACATTATTTGCTTCAAGCTGTGCGATTGTTGCTTCTGCTTTACTTACAGTTGTAGTATGGTATGCGTATGCACCTCCGGCTACAACTAGTATAAGGGGCATGGCTTTTATTAGTCCTAACATTAGTATATCTTCCTTAAGTCATATCCTACAGGAGCTACAACTTTAATTTCATGTTTTACGCCAAGCAAATCTACAAAAATAATATGAGTTGTACTAATCTTTATCAATTGCTTTGCTCGATAAGTTTTAGGAGATCCACTTTCTATTCTTGAGCCATCCTCTAAAAAATGTGTATCTCCGGGAAAGAATATTGTTAGCTCCCATTCTTCTCGAATAAGAGTACGCCACCAGTGTTTAATTTTTGGCCAGATGCCAACAGTTACTAATTCTTCTTCTTGTTTTTGTTCAATCTTAGTCATTTTTCCTATGCCTATTCCAAGCAACGAATCCAAATAATCGTAAAGACCAGAAAGCTAAGTAATTTAACACTTTAAATCCATTCTGTTCTATACAAATATCTCGAAAAATTATATCCATCTCTTTCTGTGTTTTAGGCACTTCGCCTTTTTCACATTTTACCAACTCAGCGTACTTGTACCCATAATCGTGAACAAGACCACCCATAAGCAAGACTCCAACGGGCGAAAGCCACATTGCAAGAAACTTAGGTACTGATGCACCATCAAACTCAAAGCCTTTCTCAATAACATACTCTTCTCCATCTAGAAAATAATACCAATCTTCTATTAGCTGCCAGCGTCGAGTTCCAGTAAGCCATAGCCAAATTGCTTTCCAAAACCCTTTATCTGCTGTGCAAATTTTTATAGGTTTTAACATGGGCATCTCTACATACTCGAAACCAATACGGTCTTCCCCTTGCCCATCAAATATGTTAATAACAAAAGCTATTAAAATAATGGCAGCCACAACTACTGGCTGCCAGAATGTTACCATTAGATCAAGAATCACTTTTTACTCCAAGCAGTAGCTCCGAAGAATGCTGCAACAAGACCCGCTACAGCCACAAAATAGGTCGGGGCCATGTCTCCAAGGACATCAGCGGCATGCTCATATCCAGCAACTTGAGCACCAACAACAGCGAAAGGATATACCAACATGCCAAGCAAAGCAAACCAAGCCATGTTTCTTTGGGCGTCTCGCATTGCATCGGCATCTTCTAGCTCCCTTCGTCGAAACTCTAGTTCCATTTCGTATTCTTCTTTGGACAAATGACCATCACCATTGATGTCCATTCTTTTAATAACTTCTTTATCCGCTGTTACTACTTCTTCATCTGCCATGGTATATCTCTATGGAGAGCAGACACTCCCCTCTTCGGATGAGTCGAAATTAGTATCTCCACATCCATATTTTCCATCATTATCAGTATCGCAGTACCGTTGCCATGTAATCATGTCAAATGTAAGTCCTTCGCTCCAAGGAACGTAGGCTTTACACCATTCATGAGACCCAGGTTGAAAAGGATCTTGTGGTTCTGGTACGTAGTCTCTAGATGTCCAAGGCTTTTGTACACGAAAAAACGTGTCCTTGTTTTTCATTAGTTGTCTTTTAAACAACGAACTATTAGTATTACTGATATAGATTTCTTGCCCTTCCTTGAGCGTGTACGTTGACCCATCATCGTAGTTGATAACGGTTTCTGCTGCTACACTTGTTGAAACAATAGCTAGCAGAGCTAAAAAATATTTCATAGTATCTCCTACCATTTAACTTTATCGGCCCAGTAAGCTGCGCTCATCTTGCCTCGAGCAATATTCTTACGGTGCCGGGCTTTAAAAGAAGCGCGTTTTTTCTTCGTGCGCTCGCTTTCCCCTTTTTTTGGCTTCCCTGCAGTTTTTGCTCCTTGCTGACCAAAACGAATAGTTTTGATCTTAGCTCCTACTTTTGCCACAACAATATGTGACTTTTTCGGATGACCTGGAGTACGCTTAGGCTTATTATACCCTGACACTCCCGCTCTTTTTAATCTTGAGTCTTTCTTTTTACCTCTTCTTTTTACGGCCACTTGTTTTCTTCTTGCCTAATTCTACACGTCGTTTAATTAGGGATCGAGGTACAGTTTTACCTTCTTTATAAAGTTTAGAGATTCTTTTTATGAGACTTGCAAGCTCTGTTCGTTTACTACCTTTTGTACCGCTAAGATACTTCTTAGGTATTTTAGTTTTTTTATCTTTTGCTGGGCCTCGTTTCTTTTTCATATGATATAATCCAGATAACGAACATTAGTGCTTTGATCAAGCTTTCCGTTCCTGTCGTAAGTAACGACCATATAAATAGTATCAGTTACTTTATATTTATTATCGGGTGCGTTTGAAACTGATTGAACTTTATAATCTTTTTGATAGCTTTCAGGTATTGTAGCCGCAATAGAATTGACTTCCATATCATTTCTTTTTAGCCGTCTTACGCTTCTTGGCTCCACGCTTAATATCATTGTCTTGTGAATGCCCTCCTCGAATAAATGAGTTTACACGACCCATTGCCCATCCAGCCATTCCTACTCCTGCCCTAGAGCCAGAAGAAAGGAAGGCTCCTTGACCTCTACGATATACCTTTGCAAGCTGCCCATAAGTGAATCGAGTCTTTTTTGCCTTTGCTTTTAAAGTTTTTTGAGTTGTTGCGCTAAGAGGTTTTGCTGCTCGCTTTCGCTTTGGTGCAGCTTTCTTTTTCTTAATAGCCTTTCTTCGTTTTACTGCCACGTCGCTTTCTCCTCAGCGCTCTTTCATACGCTGCATGGGTTCTTCCCGGCATATAAATTTTTTTCTTTCCTTTCCCGTGGGAGTGCACACCGCGAAGTCCTAGTTTTCTTGCTCTTCGTCGAGCAGCGGCTGATGTTGAGTATCTATTTCGCCGTCTCATTTGTCATTTAAGTCTACTAAGAGTGAACCCCACTTAGTCCATGCAATATGAGCAACCCAACCTATAACGCAACCAATTAGTACGTCAATCATTTTTTGCCTCGCTTCTTCTTTTTAAGAATTGCTGCTCTTAAAGCGGGCGGCAATTTTTTCTGCTTGGCTGTCAATCCACCCATTGACTTTTTCTTCTTACCATTCTTTTTCTTCTTTTTCTTTTTGCCGTTACCATACCCGTAAGCCATCTTATTTCTCTGCGCTTTCGCGTCTAGGGAAGGTACGAATAGTTATCCTTCCAATTTTGTAGTTCATCAAAGTAGCAATTGTGTTGCTGACTTTTTACCCAGCATAGTTCTTGGATGATACGGTTGTACCATTGCTTATCGTAATCATCGTGAGCTTTTTCCATATCTTGTTTAAGTTGGGCAATTCTCACATTGATATACTTTTCTAAGTCTTTTTCTCTGCCTCGTCTCATTACATTACCTGCGCTGCAATTAATCCTAGTAGAAACATTATAATTATGCCTGAAGCAGTTATAATTCTGTTTTCCATTCGAGCAAGTGTATCTTCAACATTTTCTATTCGAGTAAATATAGTTTTCCATCGCTCTTCACACTGAGCTGCATGAACTTGTAGTTCAGATTCAATGTGGTCGACTTGCCTTTGTAGATCATCGCTCATGGTTTAAGTATTGTTAGAATAAGAAATAAAGCAGGGACAAATACCGCAAGTCCACAAATAGAGTATAGTACGTATAAAGCCATTTGTGCATAGTAAGCTTTTCGCTCGCGTTCTTCTCTTTCTCTTTCTTCTCGTTCTTCTTTAGCTTTTTTCTGAAAAGCTAGCCAGTCGTCCCACATACCTGGGCGTCCTGCCCAGATCATCTGTTGTTTTAAGTGCTCCTCCATTTCCTTGATTTTCTCAAGTTCCATGAAGGCTTCCATATCGCTTTTATACCCTTTTGCATTTGACTTTTTCTGCAAGGCATTTTTTTGGTCAAAAAATTGTGCAACAACGCCGCCCATCTCATACAGGTCTTTACCATTGCCAATTGCTTCTTTAATTACGCCAAAAGCTGCATTTGCGATCGCAATTTCTGCGAGCATGGAATTTCTCTATTAGGATTTATCCTCCTTGAGAAGCTTTTCCATCAGCTTTCCGTAGTTACCTTGGCCGAAGGGTAGACTCTCATTTATTTGTACGTTATTTTGAGTTTTTATGTTTGTAGTTTCAGCTTTTACTAGATCTGCTTGTGCTTTAATTTCATCCATTCGCATCTTGTGAGCCATCTGAAGTAAGTCGGCCAAGTCCTTATTTGAGTACACTCCACTTTCCTGAGCTTCTTCTAGTTTGCTGGCAATCATTTCGTCGAGGACAGAAGCGATATTGTTTTTATTACGATATCCCATGTCTAAATACACAGTGTCGATATACTTTTTAACTTCTCGTTTATTTAAAAGTTCGACTACTTTGTTCTCAGGCACTTGTAAATAATCACACACTGCTCGTATGTTCCCATACTGCAGATAGCAATTCGCTACTTCCAATCCTTCTGGAGATATTGGAGTTATTTCTTTACCCATATCTCTCAACTCCTCCTATTTCTGTGAAATTATAATATGTAAGTTGTGGAAAGTCAAGGTTTATTTTTCTCACCCCCACTGCAAAGCCATAGCTGCAGCGATTCCAAAAAATGTTACTGATCGTTCTTTGCCTTGACCACCACCAAATTTATCATACCCCGTATCACCTTGGTTACTCCAACGGGGCTTATCGTTTACATATCTAGGTTCAATATATTCTGTGGGCTCTAAGTGAGGCAGCCCTTTTAACCATAATCCTGTTTTCTTTGATGCATCCTCTCCAAAGTTGTAGGGTTGTACATACTGAGGTTTTGGCATAAAATCTAATCGAGTGTTAATACAACCTACGGGATTTTCTATGCACATCTTTTCTACCGGGGCTTTCCAGAGTTGTGTGATAAATCTAAGTGCTTCTTCTGTCTTTTCAGCTCTGCCTTCAATTTTGTTATTCCAATGTAATCCAGAAGCAGCCAGATAAGTGCAAGGAGGGTGCAGAATAACAAGGTCCCATACGCCACCATTATATAGTGCGTCAAGTACATCTCCTTGTATGTGCGGACCCCGCGCCTCTGTTGCAAGTAAGTCGCAGGAAATCGCATCATGTCCCATTGCTAGGAAACAATCTCGTACAGTACCGCTAAATTCGCATCCAACTAATATTCTCATGCTAAGAATTATATCGCAAAAGGAGCTTCCTTGTCAAGCGTTATTTTTGGCAGGTTCGAAAAAAGGGGCCGCAGCCCCTTAAAAATATACTATACTAGATTTTAGCCTCCCAGTGTATTCCCGTAACTGTCATTTTTCTAGCGTATCCTTCTGTAGATTTACGTTCGATAAAAGGAGTTACTTTCCAATTCTTTTCTTTATAAGTTATCCCGAGCTGGTCGCGAGCATCAAACTTTGTACCAGAATCCTTAAAGCTCCAGCGGGGTTGCCACTTTGCATAAAGATAAAAAGGGCCGTAAAGGTGAGGAGTGTATTCTGCAATAAAACGATATCTCCAGTGTGACTCCTTGTTGTTAAAATGGCGATACTCCATACGGCCTTCAAAAACTAAGTCTTTGTACGATAGGAGTTCTCCCGTGAATTTTATGCGATTTTCTTGCGTATTTACCAAATCTGCATAGCGATACATAACTTCGATAGGCCCTATTTTGTTTCCGATTTCAATATGCTTTCCGCCTTCACGATGGCGAAAAGTATACTCCCAGTTTTTATTCTTTAATTTATAGTTATATTCTTGTTGATCGGACGCTATCACAGCGGTCGGCATTGCTAAAACTAACGCTAAAAATAAATAACGCATAATGCTCTCCTTTCTGGCCTTGTGGAATTTTTACCACAGAATATAGTGTAACATAAAATTGTTGCAATTTTATGAAAACACCAAAACAACTTTTCTCAATTTTTCTTAAGTTGTACGTGTGGGGGTGCGTGGCGCGGCTAGATGAGAATGAGTCTCATTACCGCCCCACTCCTGGCGGATCGCAAGCACAATCCCGGCCCGGGGTCAAGCATTTTTTCAAATTTTTTTTGTGACATATTCACATAAAAAAGACTGTACGGCGGGGCGCGAATGGTGCTATACTCTCAGCATGAGATGGGGGATTGGCTTCCATCCTAAATCAGATAGGTGGCTTATGTCTAACTACACACCGGCAATGGAGCAACGCATCCGCGACGCCGCTCCCCTCAACCTCGCCAAAGCAAAAGCATTGGCAGAGGAATTTGCGAGCGTAACACACCGCTCGGTCATTAGCAAGGCGCAGAGCATGGGCGTTGAATACGTCAAGGCCGCACCTGCGGCTCGCTCTCCGCGTCAAGCGGAACCAACCAAGGCCGACATTCTCGCGGAGATTCGTCGCGCTGTCGCCCTTGCAGATCGTGAAGGCGATCTGACGAAGGCAGAGCTTTCCACAATCTTAATGGCGATCGCATGATCGCCTTTATCGGTTGGTTCGGGGCGCTCTGCATGGCAGGCGCGCCCTTCATCATCGATACGGACGCGGGTAAGATCATCGCAATTGCTGGCCTGCTTATGTTGACTCAACAGGCGGCGGATGGTAAACTCTGGAATCTGGTTTGCTTGAACATTGCGGGAATTATTGGATACTCTTATGCACTTTATTTTTGATCTTGATCACACCGTCATTGATTCATCACACCGACAGATCACGCGGCCCGATGGCTCGCTTGATCTTGCGGCATGGATCAAAAACAACACACGCGCGAACATCATGCGCGACACACTGCTACCGCTCGCCGCACAATGGCGACTGGCAGACAAGAAAGGCGCGACTATTGTTATCTGCACTGCCCGCGTGATGGGCGCGCACGATTTCGATTTTCTCGCATCGCATGGCCTACGGTGGGACGCTTGCCTCTCTCGCCCGATGGGGAACACACTGCCAGACGCAGAGCTGAAGGAAACTCTGCTACGCAAATACGCCACGGCTCGGCCTATGTCATGGGCGCGATTCTGCTCTACATCAATCTTTTTTGATGATAACGAATCGGTGCTCTCAATGCTTGACGGGATCGGTATCAAGGCTTATAATTCAATCTCTTTCAATCAATCACTAAGGAAAACAGCATGATTCGTTTACGCAAAATCGCCACCATTGACACTCAGGTAATGAAGCCTAGAGACTATCAGGAAAACGGCGATCCACTCTCAGGCATGGGCTATAACTATCTTTACGAGATTGTCGGCCTCGACAAATACAACTCGGCATTTGCTGGCGTTCGCATGACGAAAGACGGCTACGCTAAGGAATTCTACTCCACTGGTCACAATGGCCTTTTCTCTCGCGTTCGCACTACACTGCGAGAATTCGAGCGCGTTTTTTGCGATGGTGAATTCGGCGCTCTGGAGGCTATCGTTTACGGTAACATCTGCAAGGGTGCGAATCGCTCACTCGCTCAGGAGCAATACATTCACAAGCGAAACCAGCATAGCGAGGAATGGATGCTCCCGACCATCGAAGCGGCTACGCCTCGCGGTAAAACTCGCCCGTCCGGTTCAACTGAATTTTACAACTGGTCACCGAAACGCGCCTATGGGAAATACCTTCAGAGCATGACGCGCAAAGCGATTGGCGAAGGGTGGCAGGATATTATCGACCACAATTTTCGCGGCCAATCTGGGTGGGCGCTTCCGACTGTCGGGCGCGAGCTGTGAGATTCGGCGCGGCACTCGCCGCCCTCTACCTCGCCTATTCGGTAATCACCGATCTGGCGATCTGGGGCGCGGCGGTTTACTACTGGTGGAATGGGGGCTTTTGATGAAAAAATTGCAAGCTAATCTGAACCGGCTCGCGGAGAATCTCTCCGCTCCGGTTGCGGTAATTTTAGAGGGGCGCGACACTGCGGGCAAATCCTCGACCATTCGAGAATTGACCCACTACCTACCGCCCGACCTTTACAGCGTTTGCCTATCGCACAAACCTAGCAAACGCGCAATGGCGGCATGGCTACCCTACTGGGAAACCAAACTGCCAACGCAACCACGCATCGTGTTTTTTGATCGATCATGGTATAGCCGCGCGATGGTTCAACATCTCAACGGATGGTGTTCACCTCGACAATACAAAAATTTTATGCGGCGACATAAAAACTGGGAAGCTAACCAGCCGGTGCGCTTCATTAAATTTTGGCTTTCGATTTCGGAACAGGAACAGCAACGCCGAATAATTCAACGCAAGCATTCACCGCTCACCTACTGGAAATTTTCGGAGAATGATGAAAACGCGCTTTCACATTATGACCGCATGAGCATATTAAAAGAGCGCGTGATTGATTCGGAATGGCACACAATTAATTTCGAAAATAAATCAAAAGGAATTAAAAAATTGCTTGACAAATTATGCGGCGAGCTGGCATAATGTTTATATCGACTAGGGGATTGGCCCCAGGAAATGGAGAGAAAAAATGTCACACTACGTAAACGAATCCAACGCCGAAGCCTGCTACGAGGAAGCCTGCGAAGCGGGTTACGCTTTTTTTGCCGAGGCGGACTGGGACGGCCAAGCTTTCGAGGCTTGGGTAAACTGGAAAACAGACCAGCTCCTCGAGGCCCTACCTGACGGGCCTCGCTAATGTTCCACGTGGAACACCTCGCCCAACTCCTTGATTTATCAGGGATTTTGGCGCGCTCGCGCCAGTAGTAGTGCGACAGCGAAGTTGCTCAAAGGTGCAAATTAAGTTGAACAAAAACAGGTACTTAACAGTTAGTCTTTGAAAATTGGCGCGGGGGCGCCAGTAGTAGTGCAACGGTAGTTCAAATGTGGTGTTGCTTGCGCCATTATAAGTAGTAGTGCGGCAATTGTCAAGTCTTTTTTACGGGTGTGGTGCAAATTATTTACAATTGTGCAAGTCTTTGGTAGACCCCGTGCCCACCCTGGTAGTATACGTGCAAAGCCTGGCAAAGTCAAGAACTATTTGGGCAAGGCCCGGGATAAATTTTGTAAAAGCGCGGCGCCGATTATACAGTAGTACGTCGGCAAAAGTCAAGTACTTTTTGCACAATTGCACTAAATAAATCGCTTGACAAGTCTCTGCGGGGTAGCATATAATGGCAAATTGTGGCAAACCTGGGCAAAACGCGGCAAATTTACGAAAATTTTGGCAGATTAGGTGCAAAAAACACTTGACAGCCGCAATTTCGTACGCCGCCCCCCGGAGTTCGCTTGCGTTGGGGTTATGACAAAAAAGATTTGACATTGAGAACCGGAGGTAGTATAATATTCATCAAATCGGAGGAAACTGCATGAACGATATACAATTCGAAGCCTTTAGCTTGTACGCAGGTATGCGTATGGATGGTATGTCTAAGCTGGATGCCTTTATGTACACCATACGGTGTCTGCTTCCAGAGGAGGATTACCCTAATGGATACGACGATGGGGCAATCGAACTATACTCTTGGTTGAGGCAAAAGGTAAAGATTGATGAAGTTTAGAGTAAAAGCAAAAAAACAATGGTCTGAGGCTGAGCGTCGCTTGGCCCGGGACGCTGCAAACTTTGCAATGCACGAACTAGCGTTGGATGTAAGTCCAATCCCTATTCACATTGTACTAAAAGGCAAGAACAGCCAAGATTTCGGTGACTCTATAGACCTGGGGCATAAAGTTATTGTGCGTATTAACAAAAGCGCAAACTGGCTGGGTACTTTATTTCACGAACTAGAACACGCTCGGCAGTATGTTTACTGCGAACTTGAGCTAGAAACTGACCATGTTATATGGCGTGGCAAACTTTCTGCTAGAGATGCGGACGACTATGAGGAGTATTGGAAATCTCCTTGGGAAGTGGAAGCAAGGCAAAAAGAGAGAGAATTATTTGCAGCATTTCAAAAAAATCTCTTGACATAATCCTCAGAACCTTGTATAATATATTTTCAAAAGTGGTAAAACAAACTAATTTTCGGGAGAAAAAAATGACTGATATGACTGCAAAGGCTTCGGCCAACTATTCACAAGAGATGGTTGAGTTCATCTCTAACTCTTACTCTGCTACTCCGACTCGTGCTACAGTCGACCAGCTTGCTGAGAAGTTTAGCAAGACTCCTCGTAGCATCATCGCTAAGCTCTCTGCTTTGGGTATCTATCAAAAAGCAGAGCGTGTAACCAAGCGCGGTGAGCCTGTCATTAAGAAGGAAGTCATCGTTGCTCAAGTAGTCGAGCGACTCGGTCGTGACCTGCCTTCTGTAGGCAAGATGACCAAAGTTGATCTTGAAGCTCTGCTTGAGATTCTGAGCTAAACCTCGGGGCCTAGTGCCCCGTTTACTTAAATACTTCTATGTATATAACATACTGCCGAATTGGAGCTTTGACTATCGTGCTAAATGCATGGGAAGACTATTGGCTGGCATTTCGGGAAGCGGAGTCTTTAAATAAACGGGATTACAAGGCGTACTACTTTGTGCGCTATAAGGAGAATTTTGATGGCAAAAACAATGATTTTCGACCACGCGACTACACGAAAGTACCGTATGGTCAAGAAGTTTAATGGTAAAAAAGTAATGTCGCATGGTGCATATCGTGCGAAGCGCAAGCCTAACTCACCTATCGTAAAGAAGGCGGAGGCCGTAAAAGCTGCTGCAAACTTTGGCAAAAGTCCTGAGTTTAAGTTCGCTATCTACGGTATTGTGGCAGAGTAATGGCTCAGATCATACGAGAAATCGTAAGGCCCGGGCTATACGTTTTTAAAGTATTTAATCAAAGTGGAGCTTTGATGTATCATGGCTCTAATGAAGACACTGCGATTGCAATGAAGGCATCGTTGGAAAACCTGGAGGAAAAGCGTGCTAGAGAAGCAAGAAAGATTGGCAGTAGTAGACCGAGCGACTGATACAATAGAAGTAGAAGGTCAGCGTAGGTCTTTCACAAGCCTGCAAAGAGTAAAAGATGAGCTGTGGCACAACTGGGCGCTTTCAGAGGCCGAGGTTGACAACGTAATTCGTACAATGTATCAAGAAGGGGAAATTCGTGAAACCTTTTCTCTTTCTTCCTTTTATCCTTCTACATGGGGGCATAGACATGAGCTGTGAGATCAAAGAAGTAGACCAAGTGACAATTCAATTTGCTACAAATGGGACTGTACTTGAGTTTAGTGGGCGTATTGACGGAGACTGGGCTACTCGGAAAGAGTTGTTTTTAGTAGGAGATGAAGCTGATTTGTTTGCACGAATCGCAGACCTCCAGGTGTGTCACCGTGGAGCTTAAAGACAGTGCAGAAGCAATAGTACTTTGTATAAGTAGCTTTTGTACTTATGAAGCTGACCTTAAAAAATTCGAACCTAAACTTCACATGAACAGTGATGGGTTAGTCTTGGAATATAATGATAAGAGTACAGGACACAAAATGTTTGAAAAAATTTCTGGGCTGAAGAAAAATAATTCTTGACTTTTAGTTCAAAAACGGAGTATAATATCTTCTTAAATGGGGGAAGTCAGGGACGCAGAGTACGCCACCGCACTTGCGATAAGACAGTAAAGATCCCGGTAAAAGCTATGCCTATCCGGAGCCCCGACCTAATTTGTTCCGCCTGCGTTGACCTTGCCGTGTACAGGTTGAAAGGCATCGTCCGTGGAACAAAGTGCTAATGTGGGATGGCAAAGCACGTTAAAAAGTACCATCTTAGTTTAGTGCCACTTAGTGCACTTTTCCCTGTTTCGAGGTACTATATCGAACCCCTTTGTGCACGGGCGGATGTGTACGACCAGTTATGGATTTGTTGCATTTTCGCATTCTGGTTTAGCAAAAACGAAAAAGTGGTAGGTTGCATCTGCAGTGTAAACCTAGATACGTGTGGAAGGTAGGTGCGTATCACTACAACTATAGGAGGAAGTCCTTTTTATTAGTGGTCTATTATTGCAAAGAGGCGTCGAAACCCTCGACCATAACGAAAGGCACTATATAGCCTAGTGGCAGTTCGCGGCTCTAAACCTAACTGTAAATCCCTGCATAGAAATATGTGGGGATTTTTTTATGTGTGATAAAAATTTTTCTTGACATTTTTCTTCAGAACCTGTATAATATGGATTCTATGGGAGAAACTATATGGCAAAAATACTAGAATTTCCAGATAACCGCTCGTTGGAAAGGCAGTTAAAGATACTTACTGATGAACTTGTTGAACTACACGAGACGATGGGTAAGTTGTACGATAGTCAAGCGGCTTTAGACGGAATGATCTTGGAAAAAGAAGAAGCGTACTCTAAAGTACTAAACAAATACTCGCACGCTATTGGAGCTGAGAACATTGCTATCTCGCTACTACAGTTTGCAACCGACCATATTCAAGTGGACTTAGAAACAGGAGATATAAGATATGCCCCGCCAAAAGAGGAAGAGGAGCCTGATCCGGAAGTGTCGTAAGTGCGGTAAGGCTTTTAAAGCTGAAATCGACTCAGTACACTATTGCTCCGTAAATTGTATGTCGGCTTCTCACAACCCCGTTGCTGCTTCTAATCACAATCGCAGCGGGGTTCACAAGCCGAAGAAGGGCAAAGGAAGCTATACAAGAAAAGCAAGAAGGAAGAGTTATGAGTAATTATTCGGAGAGCGAAACGACTTATATGGTGCAACTGTACCAGGAAACCCCGTGCATGGCTACAGTAGATTTGCTCGTGGAACAATTGAAAAGAAGTAAGAAATCGATTATTGGCAAGCTATCACGCGAAGGCGTGTACCGAAGGGAAGTGTATGTATCGAAAACTGGAGAAAAACCTATCACGAAAATTGAAATCGTTTCTCATATTGCTGAAGGTTTGGGAGTTGAAGTTTCAGATCTGGCTGGTCTCGAGAAAGCTCCCAAAAACGTCCTTCAAATCCTATCAAAAGCTGCAGCGGGGTCAGCAATCTCCTAATGACTAGGGGATAATTCTCGTATATTAGTAGGCGAGAGGAGTAAATTAAGGAAAATTTACGAACGAATTGGCGCAAATTTTGAACAATTATTTGCCAATTTAAAAAAGATTTTTACTTAAAGTATTCGTTTGGGTCGTATGACCCGTATTATTCTTATTTAATTATCAGGGTCACAGAGATTGGTACAATTCACACTTTGCTTTTACGAATGTAGTAGCGGGTTAGTTGCTGACTTAGCATATCTTGTAGACACCCCGTGTATATACCCTGCTCCCGCTATAGGCTCTGCAGGGTATTTATGCACGAAATAGCTACATTATGCTTACGTCAGCATGTAGTTAGTGAGAATCAGTAGACAGACCTTATTGTCTATCAATTTATGATATATTTTACCACACTTTTTGGCATAAGGCAAATACTATTTTTGCCCTGGTCCTGGATTACAGTATCTGGGCGGTGCGAAGTTAACAAAAAAATATTATTTTGGAGGGTTAGGTGGACGACTATTTGTGGATAGTAATCGGTTGTATGATTTTAGCAACAGCAAGTAAAGGATGTATTCCTGAAGGGCTGATGTAAAAGAGGGGCTTCGCGCCCCTCTCTTTTTATTGGTTCAGTATGCTTTCTAAGTCAGGAGCAAAGAACCCCGGGCCTTTCATTACCTTGCCATTGTCTGCCTTGATTGGTGTTCCATCATCACCGAGTTTGCTCATGTTAGAAGCATGTACTTCAGTAAAACACTCATCAAGGTCAATACCAAATGTATGACCAGCACCGTATACCACATAGAGTATGTCTGTGAGAGCGTCGGCGATTTCGACCATATCTTTGTTTGCAATCGCTTCCACCAATTCATCTACTTCTTCTTGTATTAAATCTACTCGTAGTTCACGAGTGTTAAAGTCAGGCCAGGTTGGTTGATTCTCGACCGATTGACCGAAAGCCTGCATGAAATCTCCCACAAGTTCAAAATTTGTTCCTTCTATCATTGTCTTTTCTCTTTCGTTTGAATCTTGCGACTGCAGCTTGTTTAGCCAGTCGTCGCTTTTCGCTTCTTGGTACATGATACTCCTTCTGTTTATAGTCCCATATTGTTTCTGAACATTTTTTCTTGAAAACTCGTAGAGCAGCTTCTACATTGTTGTTACGTACTTTAACTTTTGGCATGTATCTCCTTTTGCCTAAAAACTCCAACCTCTCTTACGGAGGTACGCTACTTGTTTGCGTATTGAGTTTTCTGTGCGATGAGGCAATACCCTTTCCTGTAGTTCACCTACAGTCATTTTAGAGTAGTGCTCTTTCAGCATTACTCTCTCGCGTATTGACCATGGTCGCTTTGAATATTCTCTCATGACATATATTATATTCGAACTGAGCTTCAAAGTCAAGTGATATTTTTAAGAAGAGGTCCATAGAAAAATATTTCTTGACAACATTTTCAAAATCGAGTATAATATATCCAATAGAAAAATAAGCTGAAAAAGGAGAATCTCTTGGTCACTACTTATCTTATATTTGGACTTTGTATGTGTGGATGTGCTGGACAAGCATACTTCCTAGGCAGACGTTTGGGAATTGAATCCACCGTAAACTATTTAGTAGAGGAAGGAATCTTACAGCTTGAAGAAGAAGGTAACGGGTGAAGCCTTATAAAAGATCCCATTTTTAAAACCGGCGGCATCGAAAGAGCCCCAGCGTACCGAAAGGACGCAATTCATAAAAGGAGAACTTTATGACTAAGCAATTAGCTATGGCTGACCTACATAAATTTTTGTTAGGTTTTGACCGTTTCATGGAACCAAATACATTCGCTCCAACCTTAGATGGCGGATACCCTCGATACAATGTGCTAAAAGTCGGAGACAACGGTTTCCGAGTAGAGTTAGCAGTTCCTGGCTGGAACAAAAATGACATTGAAATTGCTTTACACAAAGGCGTACTGACTGTTACTGGTAGTGTAAAGCAGACAGAGGCACAAAATGAATCCTATGTCTACAAGGGCCTAAGCGGTAAATGTTTCACACGGACGTTCGGAGTAAGTGAGCACGTTAAAATTGATAGTGCTTATATGGAACGTGGCCTGCTATGCATTGACTTGCATGAAGAAATTCCTAAGGAATTGCAACCAATTAAGGTTACTATTTCATAAGGAAAAATATGTTTATATCACGAACTGAGTGTTGCGGCGAGTGTCTAATTTGTATGTGGACACTATTAATTATAACAGTAGCGCTAGCACCACTTATCTAACCTTCGCGGGGTTTCGGCCCCGCACTTAGTTCAAGGAACACTATGACACTTACAGGAACATATTACAATCCAGACACTCATCCGGATCAAAAGTATTTTTTAACTGAGCAATCAGAAGAAATGCTAACACAAATTCAGCTAGAGCTTGCAGAAGTAGTAAGACGAGCTGTAGCTATCTCAGACCTTGAGATTCAAGTACTGCACGGCAGACGAAGTTTAAAACAACAAGATGAGTTTTTCAAGAAAGGTGCTACTGAAGGAATTACCTCGCCCCACCTGTATGGATATGCTGTTGACCTAGTTGCAATAGTAGAAGGACGTATGTGTTTTGAGACAGAGGTATACGATGAAGTAGCAAACTGCATGAAGTATGCAGCACAGGATTTAAATACTCCCATACGATGGGGAGGAGCTTGGCATTGCCCAAATTTATGTAATTTTAGCGGACTACTAGATGAATTACAGATGAGCTACATTGATATTTGTAGAGAAAGGGATGTTCGTCCCCGGTTAGATGTTAATCATTTTGAGCTTACAATAGCAACAGAATGAAGTTTCCCGTTGAACAAGTGATAGTATGTGT